TCATCTGACTTTGCTACAGCAAGTTCGGCTTCAACTGCTGGAGCAACGCTCTCTTCTTCTACTACGGGAGCAGAAGGAACTGCACCACCATCGTCTGACTTTTCAACAACAGTATCTGTTGCTGCTGCTTCAACGACTGCAGGAGTTTCTACTTCTGCTGGCTGTGCCTCTGGAGTAATTTCAACATTTTCAACTACAGCATCTAATACTGCTTCTGTCGCTTCTGTCATTTTATTTACCTCCTTGGTAATCTTAATTGTACTAATGCCTTTAGCACTATCAACTAAGAACTTTATCATGTTTGCTTTTTCGTCATCATTCTTTTCTACGAAACCAATGTTTTCCATATTCTTACCACTAACTGGGCTTGCTTCTGCTTCTGAATCAGATACTAATACAATACCGTTTTCAGAATCGTAAAAAACATTTTCAATAACAGTATCTGCAGATGTTCCAGTTAGAACATTCTGACCATTTACTTTTTCAACAGAAATAATGCTTGCAAATTGATTTGCTGGGCTATCAACTAGTGATAATTCATAAAGATCATAGTCCTTAATAATGCGAATTGATTTGTCTAGGTCTGCATTATATGCATCGTCCCAAACCTTAATATTACCACCAATAGAAAAACCACTATATGTGCCATCTAGGACTTTCTCCCAGGCATCTTGTGCACCCTTTGAAACATAAGCAGATACATAAACTCCGTTATAAAATTTCTTTGAATTTGGGTCAAAATAGCGGTCTTCTTTAAATGAAACCATCTTGCCTACTGCTGATGGCTGATGCATTTCTCTTAAATTTCCCTTGAAATTTTTAAAGGCTTTAACGCTTGCATCTGCTGTAACAATATCGTCTTGCTTGTCAATGTTATCTAGAGATGCAAAACCAGAGACCATACGGCGCTCTACGTCTACCTTGCCAATAGGCATTGACAGGCGAACACTATCTTTGTCCGTCGTCCAATTTGCCTTATTTATTATCATATCAGAATCCATTATACCAAATGTTTTCAGAGATTTCTCAATTACTGAGACGCTCTGCCCTCACCCTGCGGATTGCGCCCATCAAGAGTTGCTTCACCATCTGATTGGCTATTTGTTCTTTCTGCATCTCTTTGGCGATTGCCAGCAAGGTTTGCTCTAGCATCTGTTGCTTGTCTTGGAGTCATTACAAATGGAACATCTCCATCTTTTCTTTGTGGCAAATCAAGTGCTGTACGAGCCTCATTTGGAGTCATGACTTGAGTTTTAACATATCTTTCAAGAATTTGAGATTGTGCAATCTCATCAGTAAGGGTTAGTTCATTAAACTTAAGTTCAAGAACATCTGTCTTTTCCTTAATAATCTTGTTGACTACCTTCTCAAGATGATGTTGGGCAGGTCGTGAAACTTGCTCTTTAAATGTTCTATCCTGAGAAAGTGCTGCTGCTAGTCCAGACTCTGATCCACCTAGTTTTGAAATAGGTACTTGATGAGCAATTAAAATGTCATCACGATTCTGTTTACGATACTCCTTGAATGATCCATCTTGGATACCGTTTTCAATTGGCTCCATTTTGAACTCAACCTTGTTTTGATCTGTATCTCCAGGAAGTGGAATATATAAAGTTCTGTGAGACTGAGACTTTAGACCAGTCTGAAGGAATCTAAACATCTTATCTTCTGCGTCTCCAGATAGTTTTGCACCCTTTAGAGTAATGATGTATCGTGGCACTGCTTTATTTTCAAAATAGTCAATGTTGTATCTTGAAGCAAGTTGATCTCCAATTAGAGATGGCATTGCAGAAACAATGTCTGGAATACCATAGTATGTGTTTAGTGGAGAGTATGACTTAAGATGAATAATTTCATTTGCACGGCTATCTGCTGTTACTGGGTTTGGATTGTTTGCACCAAAATTTCTGAAATAAACAACAGCCTGACCAATAATTTGAAGGTAACCATCATTAAGTCTACGAACACGGACAGTGGTTGCTGGGATGTGCCCAATGTAACCAATCTCGCCCTTGATTGTTCTTCCAACTTCAATAAATCCATTTCCAGTTGCTTCAACATCTGTGTAAACTTTTTCCATGATCTTTGTAAAACTATCATCGTCATTAAGGTTTTCTAGCCAGTCACGTAATTCAATCTTGGCTCTTTCAATTCTATTTCTTGCTCTTTCAGTTGCTGATTCATCTTCTGACATTTCTAGTCTAAGTGCAGTTCTATCTGCAATGTCAAAACGATATCCAAGACCTACAATATTTTCTACCTTTGCATCAATTGCAGCGTGGTTAGCAAAAGAAGTATCGTAGAAGTTTGCAAGTTCATACATGTTATATGGTGGTGTGATTACGTCAAATAGGCCGTATCCATTTCTGTATACCGTTCCAGGATTAAGAGCCTTTGATCCAGCATCTACTCCAGACGGAACTGCATTTGCAGAATCTAGATATGCTTCATTTGGAGTTATCGCTTTGCTTACTTGTCTTGCTACACGACGACGGAAGTTTTGATCTAGGCCAGAGTATTTTTGTAACTCTTCCCAGTTTTTATTAAATGGGTCATTTAAATTAAATTGACTTTCTTCTTGCTCTTGAGTATTTAAACTTGCTCTAACATACTGGAAGTTATCATCATCAGTCACTTTCGTACGCATCCCTTCCGTGTGTTTTTAATGTTTTTTGTGCATCGGCAATAGCGCCTAAGTCATTAACATTTGGAATTAAACCTTGTTTCATTCTATCTTTTTGTTCTGAATATTCTTCTTCAGATACTCTGGTTAATCCAGCAACAAAGTGTGCTGTACCTTCCCCATCGTCGCCATTGAATATTGCAGCCCTCTTAAGTTCTGCAATCTTTGAGATGTCACCTTTTTGAGCGGGAATGTTTAATACAGAACCCGTTCCATCAGTAAACCACTTTCCGTTTGACTTCTTGTATACGTATAGACCCCAGTCATAATGCTTATCAATGACCTTGCGTCTTACATTTTCAACAATTGGTTTGCCAGTTTTTGGGCTAAATAAAGAATCCATAACCACAAGTATACCAGATTACACTGGTGAGCCAACAGATATTGACCATGTTGTGTCATTGTAGATTTTCATCTTATCTGCGTCAAAAATCATTCCTTCTTCATCATCAATGATAATCTTATTAGTTCCAATGTAGGCCTTATATACATCTTGAGCGTTAACTCCATATAGGGCTGAGGCAGAAATAACTAGAACGCCTTCCCAAGTGTAGTTATTTAGCCAGTAAGACCAATTTATACTTGTAGCGCCATCTTGCTTAACCTTGAGCCATGGCCTATTAATTTTAGACTGTAATTGCTGAAGGTTGTTGGCTTGGTAGTATGCAACATTATTAAATAACGCTGGACTATTTAGGTTAATTGATCCTATAAATAGGTCAAAGTTTACGGCTTCTGCAAAATTAACCCCAAGCGCTGACCATTCCTTAATTGTTAATACTGGTTCTCTTACAAGTGTTCCATTAAGATAATAAGATATTCCTTGAAAATCTGAGTTATCTGATTTATTTTTAGCATAAACCCTACCACGCTGACCAGTTTCATCATTTGCTACAACAAAGAAAACAATAGTATCTGCTTTATGTCTTATTTCAAATAAAGGAATTGGGGTTACTGTAAATGATTCTTGATCATATCTTATCCAAGACTGCATTGCGCTTACTCTATAGTTTTCTGCAAGAGATTGATTAATTGGCATTGAAATTCCACGGTCAAAGTTTGAGTCAAAATCTCCACGAACCTGTATTCCAGATGTCCTGTTCATATATAGATATGGAGTACTTCCCTTATAAATACTAAATGGGTTACTTGATTTATAATCATAGTATAGGCCAGAGCGCTTGTATGGGAATAGGTCTGTTCCAAACCTTGTTCCTACTGGATTAAATGAATTATCGTTTAATGCTTGTGATGCAAGTTCAAGTTTTCTTAATAGTATTGGCTTTGTTAATATTCCACGAACATTAAAATCAAGATGATAAACAACTGCTAAACTATTAAAGTCAATGTCTTTTCTTGGATAAATTATTGTATTATCAACAACTTCAAATTTTGTAGTTGACCAAGAAGAGTAGTCAGAAACATCAACTACTGCATTTTCTTTTGCAGGAATGGTTGTTGTAAAATTATCTTGCGACAGATTTGCTCCATCAGCAATATATTGGAAAGTAACATAACTTCTAATTGCTGAACTCTCAGTGTTATACTCATAATACTTTAATGCTTTTTCTTTAAGATCTTGGTAATTATTCCACCCAGTAAGCAGGGAGTTGTCTAACTGTTGATATGTTCTTTGAGTAGGAAGTGAATATGAACTAGATAGTTCTTCATATGTCCAAGATCCAGTTGTTTCTGATTCAAGTAGGCTTGATGGTGATGGGTATCCAATATTAAACTGTAAAAAATCTAAGTCATAAAAAGAATTTCCAACATCGTTTTGAACATATTGTCCAAAATAAGATAGTGGCATATAGTCTTCCCAGTATCCAGAAACGCCAATATCTAAGAATAAACTTCCATAAGCGTATGTTGGCAAAAGAGTATAACTTGCCGTATGTGATAATAGTGCTAGTGCATTTTCAGATGACTCAACTCCACTACCAACATAGGTATCAATAATAACAATTCCATTATCATCAAAATAACTAGATATTGAGTTTGAGTTTAACTCTGTTGAAAATCCAACAGAAAAGATGTAGCCTCTAAAGGTTTTAGATCCAGAGTTATCTCCACCAACGTAAAGACTTAGGGAGTTTTGATTACCAAAAAATGTTGCAAGATTTCCACCAAATGTATTTACAAGTGTTTGAATATTAATTCCAGCAGCAAAAAGTTCTCCAACTTCAAACTCATCTGTACGATATATTTCTTGAGATACTCCTGAGTAATACAAGGAGTATACAATCTCCAATCCATCTACGTTAATGGAGAAATAGTTTCCTGTACTTTGATTGTATATCTTAAACAATACTTCTTCTGCTTCGGCTGTTCCGCTTCCCTGGTTATTTACCTGAAACACTCCATACAAAGATGCAACCTGTGAATTTAAAATATTAAAGTTTCCAAAGTTAATATATGCACCATCGTTGTTCCAAGTTGAGTCTGGATTTAAGGATATAAAATGGGCATCTGTGCCTAAG